GCAATCAATGGTACATCTAAAAGATTGATATCTTCCATAGCCTCGCGGATAGCCTCTCTGGTTTCTTCCACACAGCTATTAGGTGTGATAGTTACCAATTCATCATGCACTGTTAATAGTATCTTGGCTTCCTTTGGGATCAAGTTATGAGCGCGAACCATAGCAAGCTTGATAATGTCCGCAGCAGATCCTTGGATGCGTGTGTTAAACGCCTGTCGTTCGGCTGAGGCTCTGAATCCTACCACCTTTGAAGTTATATCTGGAAGGTAGCGACGGCGGTTAAGTAGAGTTGATACATACCCTAGAGTACGTGATACCCCAATTACCTTATTACGGTAGGCACCAACTGATGGAAACTCCTGCTCAAATCGCTTTAGCAAGTCTTTAGCATCCTGAACGGAGCACCCAATCTGGCTAGCAATCTTGTCAGGACCTACTCCGTACATCATTGCAAGAACAAGAACTTTACCCGCCTTGCGCTCTACCCCCATAGTCTCACCAATGGTGGTATAGATGTCACCCTTCTGACCCACAGTCGTATAAGTGCCCAACAAAACTGGGTCTTTAGACATTGAGGCAAGAACACGAGGCTCAATCTGAGAGTAGTCGGCCACCACTAGGCTGTACCCTTCTGGAGCAGCAAACAAATTACGAATAGCTGTGCCGTGATCTTTGTCTGGGCCTAGCTTTTTATTAGGAGCAGGTAAGTTTTGTAGATTTGGATTACGGCTAGAGAAACGGCCAGTTTCAGTGCCCCATGGAACAAAGTCACCGTAGATGCGACCGTTAATAAGCATGCTCTCACGGGTCTCGGTCTTTGCCTTACCATTTGTAGTCTTAGTTACCTCGCCACCCATGTATGGAATAACGTAGGTGCTAAGCAACTTATTAAGCTCTTGGTACTCAAGTAGAGCAGCAACTAACTCATCATCTTTAAACTCTTCTAAAGCGTCTGCAGAGACTGAGTAGTCGTTGTAGTTAAGCTCGTCCTCATTCTTCTTCTTACCTTTTCCAGTAAGTAACTTGGGTTTCAAACCGCGGTTACCCTCAGAGACAGGTCCGTATAGAACTTCTTGCTTTTCTACATTTGAGTTTAAGTTAAATACTTTACCCGCAATACCGTAGATCTTGGATCTCACTGCCTCTAGTTCTTTTTCAAAACGATCTTTAAGAATAGACAACTGATCGGTATCAATTGGAGCGCCTGTGAGCTTCATATCGCAAAGTACAGCCAGTACATCCATCTCAAGCGCCATAACTTTAACCACCTCGGAGGCTTCTAGTTTAGGAACAAGAACTTTCCAAAGCAAGAATGTGTACTTAGAATCTAAATAAGAGTACTTAGCTACCTCAGTAAATGAGTATTCTTCTACTTTATGCCCAATACCTTTTTCCATTGAAAAACCCAACTCACGCTGCAAGCAGTCATCAAGCCCTAGGCTTCCTGTGTTCTTGCTATCATACAAAAATGAAGCCATAAGCGTATCAAAGTAAGGTCCTGTGGGTATATTACCGTCGTAGTATTTGGTAACGGAGCATAAGTCAAACATAAGGTTATGTCCGATTGTAAGAATGTTTTCATTAAACATAAGAGGCTCTAAAGCTTTAAATACCTCAGCAGGAAATAACTGCTCAGGCGCTGGGCCAAACACCTTTGTGGCCTTCTTGTCATCTCTTGAGTAATCTAAAGGGCGGGCAGGAAGACCTGCGTCTACGCGCTTTTGACCTTGCCCTGTAAGCGGGCGTATTAACTCTATAAATTCACCGTTAGGGTGACCTAGTGGAATAACATCACCTCTGCCGTAAGTGGCAAAAGAAATCCACATAACCTCATTTGCTGCTGGAACACCGCGGTGAGAACCTACGGTTTCTACGTCAAATGCAAAGGCATCTTGTTGTAAATAATAAGCAACCATCTCATCAAGTTGCTCTTTAGTCGTAATAATATTCAAATTAATATCCCCTGTAAAGTGCTATAGAGCCAGTGAGGGGGACAAGTCACTGACTCTATAGCAACGCCATTATTATATTAGAGCAATGAGTTTGCGATTGCTTCTAATTCATCCCATGTGGGCATCTTAAGATCGTCCTTAGTGAATGGTACAAAAGACTTAACCGCCTCTTCGGCAGCAGCCTCGTTAATACCCCAGTCTTCCATGAGGTCACGCGGCTTTACGGGATTAATGTGATAAGCGGTTGTCTGCTGCTTACCAGTGCGTCCAAGGGCAAAGTAGTTGCGGTTTAATGGCCCTTGTGGGGAGAAATGAACTGCATGTAAAGACTTCCATAGGCGAGGTGAAGCAATAAGCTTCTGACGCTGTGGACCGCCTTCTGCAGATAGATTAACAATAGAGAATGCGCGCTTTTCTTCTGGCTTGCTACCAAGCTTCACGCATAATGGATCGTTAGCCCCAAGTGAAATGTAGGACTTTTGACCCTCTTTATTGCTAAGGAAGTGCTGACGATAAACGGCAAAGGGGCCGTTCTCGTCAAGGAACTTTACAATTTGAAAGCCGCCATCTGTAAACTTAAATTCACGGGCGTAGTCACCTGTCTTAGGTGTTAGTGATTCTCCTGCATCCCAACCAGACTGGATTGCTGTAGAACCTTGTGAAGGACGTGCGTTGATTGCTTCGATGTCAAACGCATCTGCTGCGGGGATATATTCTTCTGTGCGATTAATTGCCATTTTATTTCCTTTATATTAGTTGAGTTCGGTTGCGCGAATTTCACTCCACGCCTCGGCCAGCTCATTACTAAGCTGTCGGTGTTGTGCCCAGTCTATACGCTTTGTTTCCAAAACGCCAGCTTTATCAAAAAGCTGAAGTGTCTTCTCAATGATTGCTCTTGAGTATAGACGCTTACCAGCATGGACATCCCCATTCACGTCTTTCGTGGATGGAAGTCTATAAGGTGCGGAAGGGATATACCCTTCCTTTATCCAAGTTCGGATAGTAATTATTGGGCGCCCTAACGCAGAGGCTAAGGCACCAATTGTAAACATTTCTACGTCCTTGCCATTTGGTAAAGTACGAAGCTTTGGAGTTACGTCCCAGTTTGTACCTGGAGTAACTTCTGGCTCCTTTTTAACCACAGGCTTTCGCTTGCGCTTACTGCCTGGGTAAAACTCATCAAGGTCTGAAAATGTAGAATCTATAAAATCGTCAGTCATTTGTATTTCCTTGTTGAGTTTTCCAAAAAACTTCTGGAAGTGGGGGAAGTATAGCATCACACTCACTGCACTGCCAGGTACCGCTATCGTTCTTTTGTACGGTATGTATGCAAGTGGTAGGATCAATCATTTATTCTCCACTAGTAGTGCAAAGCTTTCCTTAGACGGAAACATAGCATCAATGTCTTGTTCCGTCAATAAGCCTTCATAGTACGCAGCCATAATAGCGTCCTCATCAAGCACAGTAATTTGTTTTACACAAGTATCGTAAATGCCTTTGTCAGTAAGTAAATCCTCGGCAATAGACATGTCTAAAACCTTAGATACTCGTCGTTGTTTAGTAACCTTGACTGCTCCAATAATGGGGTCTTCAAAAGACATTACTTTATGACCGTTATCTTGGGCTTCAACTTCGTCAATATCTTTAAGAATTCGAGATTTAAGTTCGGATTGACGCCCAGTTAGCAGGCTGATCTGGTCTTTAAGACCAAGGTATTGACGGGCATTTGCCTTTAATTCGTCTATGTTCATGGTACCCCCTAGATACAGAAGGTACAATAACAATAGGTTTAGTTACTGTCAACCTCTGGCTTAATGTAGTTTTCTAACGCCGCAATTATGACGCTAGTAACGGTTACCTTCTCCTTGGCAGCCTTCTTCTGGACAGGAATCCAGATGTCATCGGCTACACGGATGGTCCGCGTTGGGGTCTTAGGTGCGTTAGGCGACTTAACCACCTCCAAAAGTAGTAGAATGTCTGTATGAATAATAATACCTTAAAGGAACCCGCTGTAACTACCAAACTTAATTGTGGTTGATAATGTAAGACCAGCTCACGGAAAATGCAATTTAGTTAAAAGAGCAAC